CGATCTGCTGGCCCAGCTGTGTCAGCGACTCGGCAGAAGTGACTACTGCGACGCTTGAGTATCCAGGCTCCAGCTCTGCCCAAACGGCGGAAACGCTAGCAGGATACATCACCAAACTGCTCGAATTGAGCAGTGTATCCATCGCTGTCATTTGGCAAGCTCCCTGAGCGACATCTTGACGCCTGTGCGAAATCGAGCCTCAAATGGCACCGACTCGCCGAGTGCGATCATCTCCACAGGTCGGATTCCGCTGCCTGGCGCCCAAGAGTTCACGACGGTATCTTGCTCCAACATTGCCTCGTCGATGAAGAGCGCTCCGCCTGTTGCCATCGTCGTACCGTCCAAGCGCCAGCGCGGCTCCACATACACCGCATTCGCCGGAGCTGTCGCCAGCACGCTGAGCTGCGTCCAGGTTGTGATGGCCGTTGAAGAGCCTGCCGATTCACTTAGCTGCGCACCCGTCTTGTCAAGCCAACCCAGCCGGAGCGAGACGGTGGCGTTGGTCTCAACTGTGCCGTCCACGGTTACCCAGGAGCTGAAAGCGTACGGCAGTCCGGCCACAACAGGATGTCCGTACCAGTTGCGGAATTGCGCTGCAGGGATGAGGATTGCGACCGCATCCGGCGCTGAATTGAAGATCCACCGCAACGACGCGTATCCACTTGTGCGGTGCACAAAGGAAGCAAGAACGTTCTGACCGAGTGAGCCCTGCCCTGCACCAGCCGTCGGCAGAACAAAGTCCGGGTTAGGGAGCGACGTCACGCCGGTTGGCGCGGAAACGTTGGCTGGCAACAGATTTGGCGCAGACGGATCGATGAACACGAACGGTCCGGGACCGTTCGCACCGATCCGGTACTGCGCTAGCAAGTTGAAAGTATCGATGTGCATCGAGTCCCAGTTCACGTCGATCTGCCTCGATCCAACCGACAGCGAGGAGATCTGGTGCAGACCGGAGCCTGTCAAGAAGTCGAATGTCTGCCGCTCATATGGCTTGTCGATTCCGCCCGTGGGCCAGGGCATCGTCTGGAGTGCTTTGCCTGGCTGGCCAAAGTACACGTTGGGCACCTGTCGAAACGCGCGCATTGCCTACCTCCGTCCCGATCCGGCGAATTCATTCTGCCGGTCGCCCTCATTCGCAGACTTCGCAACAATAATCGGGTTACCGGTGATGGCATCCACCATCAGCTGCGCTATCGTCTGGTTCCCGACGTTGATGTTATACGGTCCAAACTGCCGAGTAGTCGATGTGTTCTGCGCAGTCCGCGAGGCGCTGCTAGCGGCTGCCTGTACCGCTTGCGCGGCAGCGGATCCGCTCTGCGACGGCAGCGCGACGGTAGGCGCGACAACCGTATTCGCGAGCGCTTGTGCGGCACGGGATGCCGCATCCAGGCTGCCCTTGATTCCTACAATCAGGCCCTCAACGACGAACTTGCCGGATGCCTTAAAGACCTTCGATGGCGAGAAAATTCCCAACGCAGAGTTGAACGCGTTCCGCACGCGATCCGCCAGGCCTCGCACTAGATCCAGAACGCGACCAACGCCACGCTCGATACCGTTGATAAAACCGTTGATGACGTTGACGCCGGAATTGACGAGCAAGCTACCCAAATTCCCTAGCGCACTCCGGATCCGCCCAGGGAGGTTGTGTGCAGCGTTGACGGCTGCTGACACGCCTGCGTTGAAACGGCTCACCAGACCGTTCCATGCGCTGGACGCGATACTTCGCAGCAACCCTATCAAGCTCACCACGGCGTTGTATGCGCGGCGAGGGAAGTTCTGCAGGAAGTTGATGGTTGCGTTGGCGCCGTTGACTACTCGCGACCGGACGCCATCCCAGACCGACTGCATCCAGCTGAGAAGGATCGGACCGAGCGTTACAACAGCCCTAAGGATGTCGCCAGGTAGCTTGGTAAATATACCGACAATCAGACCGGCCCCAAAGCCGATCGAAGTGGCAACTCCGTTGAGCGCGTTGATGAACAGCTGCTTCAGCATGCCCGGGAGCGCGTTGAGGAACGCCATAATCCGGCCCGGCAGCGCGGCGAACCAGTTGATGATTGCGCCTCCGGCGCTCACAACCGCGTTGTAGGCGCTCTGGATGGGGCCGACAATGCTGGTAACCAACTGGACGCCTAGCTTGACGAAGTTGGCCGCAGCGTTGTTAACAGCCGTCCCCATCTGCAGGAAGATGGTGGCAAGCCTGAGCCCGATCGTCATGAGCTGCAACATGATCGGCAGGACCTTGACGAATCCGTCGATCAGCACTGGAATGAGTGGGATGAGACGATTGAGCGAGTCGATCAGCTGCGTGCTAAGCGCATCTGCGAACTGGACGACAACCGGAATCAGCTTCTCGGCCGCAGCTATTAGACTTGGCATTGCCTTGACAAGCGAGTCCGCGATCACAGATGCCAGCTTCACGATCACCGGCGCGAGTGGCGCAAACGCTTGCGCGAGTGCTATTCCTGCCTTCGCAGCGACCGGTAGGCCCTTAGCCATCTCGCCAATCACAGGCATGAACGCTGCAAAGGCTTGTGTGAGCGTCGTTCCGATGACCTCGATTAGCGGCCCAAGCTCAGCCACCAGTCCCTGAATCGCCGTGCTGAGGACTCCGGCGAGGAGCGCCACAAGTTGCGCGATCGGCGGCAGCAGCGGCGCGATAGCACCCAGCAGCGCAGCGAGCGCGGCAGCGAGCGGCGCGATAGCCGGTGCGAGCCGGTTTACTACGTCCAGCAGTACCGGGCCGAGAGTCTGCCCGATCGTTGCCAGGGCCGGTCCCAGTCCGGACGCCAGCACCTTAACGACAGTAACGAGGATCGGTGCCAGCTGCTTGGCGACCTCCAGGATTCCGGAGAACAGGGAGCTGATTGCGGCGGATCCCTCAGCGCTCTTGAGGAATGTGGCGAACTGACCGGTGATCAGCTGGATCGTGTTGAGGAGTCCTCCACCGGTCGCCTGAGCAGCAGAGATCACGCTGAAGAGGATTGAGCCGATGTTTTTGACGATGCCGCCAAGTGTCTGCAACGTCGCGATGGCGGTGTTGATCCAGGTCTGCAGTTGACCACTCGCCGCAATCTGCTGAAGCCAGGCACCGAACTGGCCTGCGACCTTCCCGATAGCCTCCCCAAGCCGGACCATCAGCGGGAGACCTACACCGCCCACAGCGCGGAGTCCTGCGAGGACGGGCACGATGGACGGCAAGACTTCCGAGAAGGCAGCGCGCGTCGCCTTGAGTGCATTGTTGAAGAATGTGACCGAGTCCGCACTCAGCGCGAAGTTGGCGACTCGGCGCGTAGCCTCGCCGAAGTCGCCTGCCAATCCGAGCAGCACCGGCCGCAGCACGGCCAGCACCTTCATCATGCGGGGAATCTGCCCGGTGAGGAAGCTCGATTGAAAGAATGCCTGCTGGATCTCCTGCTGAAATGCACGGAGCGCCGGTGCTGCAGTATGGAGCGCGGTCACAAACTGTGCTGCTGCCGGAGCGAGGTTCTTCAGCGACTCTTGGAATTTCTCCGGATGCTTAGTGTCAAAGGCAGCCTTGACCGCGTCTCCCACACCGGCAAACGCTGCCCTGAGAACTCCTACCGTACCGAGTAGACCGACAAATGCAGCAGGCAGCGCTGAGGAAAGCGAGAGGATGGAGACGAGGCTAGGGATGATGCCGAGGAGCTGGATCCCTAACGCAGCGGCCTGCGTAGCCGCGATCCCAATCGCTGCACCGATTCCGCCCAACTTCGCACCAGTTGCGAACGTTGAAAGCGTCTTACCAAGCTTCTTGAAGGTGCCGTCGCTCTCCTTGGCCTTCCGCTCAAGCTTGTCAATGTCCTTTTCGGCACGGCCGACAGCTTTGTCGCTGTCGTAGTCCAGCACGATCTTTCCATGTGCTGTTCCCAAGTCAACCGACACGGCTGTCGACCTCCTGTGCTATCGATACTGGCGCGTAGAAGGGATCCAGCGCCGTACCACAGTTTGCGCCTTGCGCTCCGCCTCCGCCGGTGTCTTGGCATCACTTCCAGCTGCTTGGAGCGCCGCATCAAATGCAGTGCCCCAGCGAACCACTGCTGCGTCGAGTGCGTACGCCTCAAGCCCTTGC